CCTTGGAAAATCACACGAAGGCGATGGAAGAAGCGACGAAGGTCCTGAAGGAATTCAACGAGGAGAGCCGGGGCATCGCCTCGATCGAGAGCGGCGTCCTCGCGAAGGGTCTCGCGGATCTCGTCAGCGGCCAGATCGGCGGTAGGCCGCAGGTGCGCGGCTCCGGACGCGGCGCTCCGAGCGGATCGGCGGCGAGGTACTGATGAGTGTCCTCGAGCAGCTCAAGCTCAATGGCCTCGAACTCAACACCGCTGCCGGGTTCTTCGCGCTGGAAGCGGTCGACTTCACGCCGCCGAAGAAGAAGCCCGAGTGGGCCCAGGGCGCCGACTCTGACGGCGCCGAGCTCGTCCGCACGCCGCTGTACGAAAACCGCACGATCACCGCGACGGTGCGCGTAGTCGGCACCAGCGCGAACCAGGCGCTTGAAAAGCTCGGCGAACTCGTGGACATGCTCCAGGAGGCCGAGAAGAACCCGCAGGGGATACCGCTGGAATGGACCCCTGCGAACTCCACCAAGACGATCACCTTCTACGTGCTCACCGGGGAAGTGACCTCGATCCCGATCGTCATGGACGGCTCGGATGTCGGCTGGTTCGTGGCTATGCCGAAGGTGGGGATCTCGATGACGGCCAAGCCCTTCGGCTATGGCGCCGAAGTCACGGGCGCGGCGAAAGCGAATGAAACGGGCCTCTCGGTTGTCTTCCTGACGGTCCCATCGGTTGCCGGAGACATCCCGGCCGAGGGCAGGCTAATCGTCATGGACACCGCCGCAGTCGGCAGGCGCGATGTCAAGTGGGGCCTTGAGCAGCGCTACTACAACGCCTCTACCTCGCTGATCGAGGCGGCGGAAGCGATGACGCCGGTCGGAGGGGCACGCTCGGAAGCGGCCAACACTGGGGCCTACTCGCCTTCCTCCGCGAAAAAGACGATCGCCACGACGCTCGTCAACGAACCGACGATCTGCTGCAACACGGGTGTTCTAAAACACGTGGGCTACTTCCGCGTGAAAGCGCGAGTGCAGGTGGTTCTCGGATCCGAAAGCCTCGCTGAAAACGTCCACGTCCGCCTCTCCTACCAGGACGGCGAAGGGCCGATGCGAGCGAACCCATGGCAGACGCTCAGCCTCGGGGGCAAATACGTCGAGGTGGATCTCGGAACGATCACGACCACCGAAGCCGTCCTCGGGGCGCAGAAGTGGCTCGGGCAGATCGAAGCCTACTCGCAGAACGGCGTCGCAAAAGACGTGCTGCACGTTAACTACCTGACCTTCATCCCTGCGGGCGAGGGCTACGGGAGGGCTCGGGGGGTGCAGTCCTCGGCACCAGGCACCGTCTCGGCGTTCGACAACTTCACCACAGGCACGCTCTCGGGCTCGCTCAACACGCGGACGCCCGCTGTCGGTACGGCATGGGCTACGAGCGGGGCGGCTACTGACTGGACAGTTACAGCCGGAGCGATCACACGCAACACGAAAAGCGACGCAGAACCTCGCTTCGGTGTGCTCGGTGCCAGCCTTGGGAATAGCGCCCTGGCACTGACTGGCAGCGTTCCCTCGGGCGGTTACACGGGCACGATCTCGGTAGCCGGGCTTCTTCGATGGACGAATAGCAGCAACTATGCCTTCGCTGTCTTGCTTCTCGGGTCGAGTGGGAGCTGCGAAGTGGCCATCGGCGTGACGGTGGCGGGTACCACGACAATTATGGGATCGGCGCTTCTCGCCGCCGCTGGTTTTTTCGTGACGAGTCTCAATCTCAGGATCACCGCGTTGCTCGACGGTACCTTGGCCGTCTCGACCACCACAGGTGGAAAACCAGTCTCGCTCGAAGCCACTAATACCGCCCTCGCCACGGGCGGAGCGCTGGCTTCGGGCAAGCCGGGTATCTACGACAAGAGTGCCGGGTCGGCAGCAGTCGTGCGGACGATCACGAGCGTGGCGGCTTCGTCGCTGGCGGGGATCCCGTACTGCATACAGCCTTCGCAGTCGCTGGAAGTGCGCTCAGATAGCACCCTGACCGAGGACAGCACCGGCACCTACGGAGGCCCGGTCCCGCAGTACAGAGGCTCGCGCTTCTTCGTCCCTCAGGACGGTTCGGCTAACCGCACGAGCAGGATCATCGTCACGGCCGACCGCAACGACCTTGAGGAATCCGATCAGCAGACGATCGCAGATAGCTTCACTGCGGAAGTGAAGCTAACGCCGCGCTACGGCGTGGTGCCGCGCTGAACGGGACGGGCGCCTGTAGCGCGGTTCGCACGGTGCAAAGTACCCCGGGCCTTGTGCGTTCATCAGGGTACCCGGCACGGGATTGTGCGCGGGATCGCTCGGATTAACGGCGGCGAAATAGTTCGTTCCGAGCTTCAGATGCCCCCACTCATGAGCGACTGCGATACAGAGCACGTTGTATGGCGCCCAATCGCCTTCGGCAGCGAGGTAGATCGTGCAAGTCGAGACATCGGCCTGCCCTCCCGCTTCACCGTTCAACGTGCGGAACACGATCTTGGGGGTTCCGCATGGCGGCGTGCCGTGCCAATAGGAGGCAGCTACCTTCTCGGCCCTTGCGAGTGCACCGGGTTCGGGGGGAAAGGGTTCGGCTAGCGCTGAGCCGGACGTGAAAACGACGAGCGTTGCGAGGGCGGCAACGCTCGCGCTCGCGCTCGTCCGGCGATGCCATAGGCGCCGCGCAGCCATAAGACCGGACGGTACCCCTATCGCGGATCGCTCGTCAACAGGAGGGCCTACATGGCGACAGAGCGCCCACCGCTCGGGCTGCAAGCCGAGCTCGTCTACCCGGACGGCACAACAGTCCGCTGGGACAGCGACTCCCGAGAAGCGAAGGACACGCCGATGGGGCTGTCCTTCAAAACGCAGCGCTACACCGGCTTTGCCGATGCGACCTTCACGCTGCCCCGTCTCCCCGGTCGCGACTACCCGGATCTGGGTCTGCTCGACGCGATCAACCTCGTGGGCTACGACGGCTCCGTGGCTTATGAGGGCTGGGCGGGCTCGATCCCCCGCAGCCTCCAGCAGACGCCCCAGGTGGCCCTCCAGATGCAGGGCTGGATGCAGCACGCCAAGGACGAGACCTTCGTCGAGTGCTACGTCGATCGAGACCTGAGCAAATGGGTAGGCCCATCGCGGTCACGGCTCGTCGAACTGGTCGCCGGCAACTTCAGCGTTGGTTCCTCAGGCCAGGTCTTCGATGCGTCCGGGACGCCCGGGGTCGAGCTGGCTCTCTCGGATTCCTGGGCCTCCCCATACAAACCGCTGGCCGAGGCTCTCTGGGCGCCCGCGCCCGGGATCACGCTCGGCGCCATCTACTACAACGTCCTCGGCGTCTCGGTGGCGATAGGCGAACCGAACTGGAACCTCTACGCAGGCCTCGCGTCGAACGATGATCTAGCGAGCCCCACCTCCAAACGGATCACGGGAGTGGAAAGCGGCTACGTAACCGGCGAAGGGCCCGTCGGCTTCCTCCAGTTCTTCGAGACCACGACGCCCGGTGGAACCCAGGGAGCGACGTTCTACGCGCATATGGGCTCGGCGGTGTACGGAGCGCATGGGCTCACCCGCCGGGGCAGCGATCCCGGCGGCTTCTACGTCAGCGACATGATGGCGAACATCGCCTCGCGCTGGACGCCGAAGCTCGACACGAGCGGGATCGAAGACACGACCTTCGTCGTGCCGCACGCCTCCTTTCTCGACGATACGGCTCCCTACAACGCCTGGCAGACGCTCAACGCTTACCACCGCTGGGAGATGGCGGTCTACGAGGGACGGAAGCTCCTCTTCTACCCAAACGACCTGACCGACTACGACTGGGAAGTCAGGGCCTCGGACCCGGGCACGACCTTCCAGCTGCAAGGCGACGACTACACGCACCTCTGCAACGGGGTGACAGTCCGCTACACCGACCTGAACACGGGCTATGAAACACGGCTCTCGCCCGACGACTTCGCCGAACTGCGAGACGAATCGCCGGACAACCCGGCCAACCTCAACAGCCGCAGGCTGTACACGCCGATGTCACTATCGGTGCCGACGACCCAGGAAGCGGCTCTTCAGATCGGGCGCACCTACCTAGCGGAGTTCAACCAAGCACAGGCCCCGGGGGCGATCACCGTTCAAGGCCATGTGCGCGACCGGGCCGGGCATTGGCAGCAGGCCTGGAAGGTGCGGGCCGGTGATCGGCTGCTGATCTCCGACCTCTCGAACGACGCGGTTCGCGTTGTGGGCGAAACGAGCTGGGACCACGACTCGAAGACGCTGACGATCGCCGTGGACTCCAGCCTAAAGCGCCTGGACCCGATCCTCGCTCGCCTTGGAGTCGCCATCGAAGCGTCAAATCTCGCGCTCCCCTGAGCCGAGTCGGTGCCCCGGGCGCGGTAGTAGCCGCCCCGGGGCGTGATCCACAAAGGAGGCTGACCTCCCCGTGAACAACCGCAGAGGCTACATGCCCTCAACGGCTCGCGGCAGTCTCGTTTCCGAGGCTCGGCGCGGCCAGAAAGCAGGTGGGACGATGCCGCGACCGAGGCGTGTCGATGGATGAACCGACGATCCCCTATGGTCTCCTACTGGCCGCAGGCGTCGATAGGGCTGGGACTCCTGCTTGGCCTGGCAGCCGCGGTCGCGGAAGACGGGCAGCTCGGAGTCGCCGCCACGAACTTCGTCACTATCGGCGCGGCGTTCGCGCTCCAGCGTCGGCGCAACGATCGCTCGGACGACGAATGATGCTGCGTGGCGTGGAGATCGTCGTCCCTGTCGGCATCTTCCTGTTCATGCTCGACTTGCTGGCGATCGTGAAGTGGTTCTGATGCGGATCGTCCGCGCGGTGTTCGGCTTCTTCGATCGCTATGCCGGGGCCTTTGTCGTGCTGGGCCTGCTCGGCCTTCTCGCGCTTGGCTATCAGACCAAACAGCAGAGCGTCAACGAG